CGCCGCAGGAAGCCGCAGGAAGCCGCAGGAAGCGCCGCAGCAGTCCAGCCGCCGCAGGAAGCCGCAGGAAGCCGCAGGAAGCGCCGCAGCAGTCCAGCCGCCGCAGGAAGCCGCAGGAAGCCGCAGGGCAGCGCAGGAGCCAGCCAGCCAGCCGCAGGAGCCGCAGGAGCCGCAGGGCAGCGCAGGAGCCAGCCAGCCAGCCGCAGGAGCCGCAGGAGCCGCAGGAGATCTCCGGATCCAGCCAGCCAGCCGCAGGAGCCGCAGGAGCCGCAGGAGATCTCCGGATCCAGCCAGCCAGCCGCAGGAGCCGCAGGAGCCGCAAAAAGCAATATAATGAAGGTATGCGAATCGGCCAGGAGCACGCAATAAAAAGTTGCACAAATTTGCAGTATTTTTTTGTGCAATTTGCAAGAATCGAATAAAATCATGAATTTGTGGCGAATTTGCCGTTGACAAGTAAATGCGGGACGTGCTATAATAAGCCATCATCAAAAAAGGGGGCGCAAAAAATGTTCGTAGCAAAGATTGGACAGAACGGAAAAAAGTTTGTAGACTTGGACAGCGTGCAACCTGTATTTCACGCAACCAATGGCAATAGCAAGACTGGGCCTGCGGGCAACTATAACTTGCCAATCGAATATACCTGCCGTCATGATTGCGAATGCTACAAGCTTGGCCGCTGCTACGCCTGCCAAGGCTGCTATCTGTTTCTTGACAACCAAGCGCTGTATTCCGAAAATTACAAGTATTACAAGGTAAACACTGCCGAGACGCTTGCACAAGCAATCGTATGCTATATTGACGAAAACAACCTTAAGCTGTTCAGGTATTTTACGTGCGGCGATATACCCGGCGCAAAGTTTATGGACGCAGTTGTAATCGCAGCCGCTGCCCGCCCAAACGTCAAATTCTGGCTGTATACCAAAAAGTACCACATTGTAAACAAGTACCTTGACGACAATGGCGCCGACGTCATCCCCGGCAACGTCTCAATCATCTTCAGCCACTGGATGAACGACGACGGCAGCTACTTTCCAATGGATAACCCCTACGGATTTGCTACAAGCGAATTTATCCCGCTTGGCCAAGAGGAATTGACGGAACAGGTAACGCACGTGTGCCCCTGTTCGGATCCTACAGTAAAGGCAACATGCGCAACGTGTGATCATCCCTGCTACGATCTCAAGCGTGGGGAGTCCATGGCCCTGCTTGAACATAGCACAAAGCGCACAAAGGCACGCGACAAGGCAATAAAGGCGGCAAAGGCGGCGCTGTAAAGCGCCCGCACACGCCACACCACGCGCCCACACACACCGCACCACACCACGCCACGCGCAACACACCACGACAGCGCAGGACAGCCATAGATTCTGCTGGGGTGTTCTGCTGGGGTGTTCTGCTGGGGTACACTGTAAAATTCTGCTGGGGTATCGGCACAACGGCCAGAAAGGAAAAAGCAATGAAGCTTAACGTCAATCAGTATCAGGTACACGTGTCCGGCAATGCGGCCATCGCCATTGAGCGGGCCTACAGGGACTCATTCAACGGCATATTCGGCACGGGCCCAAGCTGTGCAAAAGGATACATTGCAGCGCGTGACGCCGTAGAAGCTTTTCTAGCCGAAAACGGGCTATGCCCTGCTTGGTACCTTCTGACCACCGCCAAGGAACAGGCAACAGGCAATAGCTGGCCGGAATACATCTTAACTGTCACGACAGCATAAACACGCAATCCATGGGGCCACGCGCCCCGCCTTAATGCGGCCAAGGCCCGTTGCAAGCCGGGATAAACGCAGAGCAGGGAACAAACCGAAAGAGGTGACAGACAATGGTTGGAAATAGCTATACGCACAGATATTGGAAATCACCCGCCGGGCAGATTTACACACTGTTCAGCGACATGGCAGAACAGCCCCACTTGCTGGTGGCAGGCGCTACCGGATCCGGTAAAAGCGTTGTAGTCAATGGCATTATCTGCAATCTGCTGCACAGGTGCCCCAGTTCTGCTGGACTGATCCTGATTGACCCAAAGCGCGTGGAACTGGTGCAGTACAAGGACGTTCCGCATTGCATCATGTACGCCAGTGAGCCGGACACCATGGTGCAGGCCCTGCGCAAGGCCACCCAGATCACCGAGGCCCGGTATACCGAGATGCAGCGCAACAGGGAGCGCAAGTACAGCGGCGGCGATATCTACGTGGTGATAGACGAATTGGCCGATCTGATGACCACCCAGCGCAAGACGGTGCAGCCCATCATCCAGCGCCTCGCCCAGATCGGACGCGCCGCCAGGATCCATATCATAGCATGCACCCAGTGCCCGCTGGCCAAGGTGATCCCCACCGAGATCAAGGTTAACTTTGATGCGATAGTCGGATTGCACACCCGCTGCGCCCAGGACAGCCGGAACATTCTAGGCGTAACAGGCTGCGAGCTTCTGCCCAGGTACGGTCAAGGTTACTACATGACGCCGGAAGCTACCAGGCTGTACAACATCCCGATGTACAGCGACGAACAGACCGAACGGGTTGTAAACTGGTGGACGTCAACGGATTGCATGGTGTGAAGGAGGACAGAACAATGACAGCTATTGAAAAGGCCAAGCTTATGATCTCTCACCGCAGCACAGCCAACCTGATTGATGACTTCATTCTGACCAGTGCAGTGGATGACGCCAACATTCCCACCGTCCGTGGATGGATCATGGATGAACTGGAGAGCCGGAATCCTGAAGCATTCGCGGCGTGGATCGACCAGAACGTACCCACCGATGAAAGCCTGAAGAAATATTTCCGTTAACACAACCACGCCGGGCCGGGCAGCTAAACCCGGCTGAATACGAAGGAGGACAAACCAATGAGCACCGCCACCATCATCGCCAAAGTAACCGAACTCCAGGAACTCAAGCGGATGCAGGAAGAGCTCACCGCCACCATCGAATCCATCACCGACGAGATCAAAGCCGCCATGGGCGCACAGGAAGAGCTTTCTGCTGGGGCCTTCCGCATCACCTGGAAGCCCGTTACCACAAGCCGCATCGATACAACAGCACTGAAGAAGGAGCTGCCCGATGTAGCCGCGCGGTACCTGAAGACCAGCACCACCCGCCGCTTCTGCGTGAATTGACCGCTTGCTTCTGCTGGAGTATTGTGATAAACTACAGAAAAGATCGAGGAGGAAAAAGAAATGAAAACTTATATCAAGGCTATTGACCACAAATACTACGCTTTCGCCGGTGACGCAGCAAAAGACCAAGTATATTCCATCGGGGCGGACAAGCCTCCGAAGAGCACAGGATGCTCCCTCTACTTTGCTAAATGGACGGACAGCGGAATCAAATATGTTTCTTCTCCTTCTCCGAACTATAAAGCGGCCAAGGCAAAAGCAAAACGGCATGGAGAATACTGTGGCATTGTATAATACAAAAGCGCAAAGAACAACAGCAGCCGCCATTGATTGGCCGTCACGGTAAAACGGAGGAATACAAAAATGAAAGGTACAGAAAAGCAAATCGCATGGGCAGAGGATATTAAAAGCGACGCAATATCAAACGTTAATCACAACATCGACTTATCCATGCAGCGCTACGAAGAGTATGACCATCACCCCGCTTATCTGGCAACGGCAGAAGCATTCCGCATTATGGCTGCATGCCTTGAAAGAATATTTTCGTCGCATGATGACGCAGAATACTACATTACGCACAAAAAATCGTTTGAGTTTGAGAACCTATGCCAAACCGTTGACCGCTGGGCCGAGCTGATCAACACTGGGAAAAAGAACGCCGCACAAATCGCAGCAGAAAACGGGATCAAAGATTATCAGTAACAAGCAGCCGCCTCTCCCGGGGCGGTTTTTTCGTGTCTGTTTTTGCTATTGCAGGATGGTGATCAGCCTGCCGTCCTGTCTGCCCGGAGCCGTCCTGATTCTGCGCTTTCGTTTTAAGGCCGTTTTTCTGCGTTCTGAGCGCCCCTACTTTTGCATGAGCAATTTATCGTCCAGCGCTGCAAAGGCAGTCAGATCGCAGGAAATGTGCCTTAAAATGGATTCTGATGGTTTCGGCGCTGTCCCGTACAGTTCTGCCAGCCAATTTCCGCCACAGTCAAGAGCAACCCGCTACGTCATAGAGTATATATTATTATTTTACTGTACTACTGTATTATATATCCTTATCCGTTCTGTATCTGATCCACATAAAAACAGGCTCATCCGTAATGGACGAGTCTGTTCTGCTGGTGCTACTCTGTTTCGTCAGGCAGCGCCTGAATGTATTTGCGCCTGGTTGTTTCTGGATCTGTGCTGTCCAGGGGATTGTTTGGTGTGACAATCACTTCGGACTTGTCAAAGTACTGGTAATTATTCTTGAGCAGGAAGATACCTGATACGGGGTTGATATGTCCGTCTTGCATAAGCTGAGTCAATAGGTAGTTGAGTAAGCTATAGCCTTTCTTTATAGCGTTGCGCACCCCTTCTGGTTTATTACTCTCACTTCCTTCCCGCCAGCGCCATAGCGTTGTTCTGTTGGTATTAAGTGAAAGCGCCATACCCTCAGCGGAAGGGCGTATATCGTTCTGGATGCAATACTGGAAATAATCCTGGATGCGCTGTTCGACCTGAGCAGGGCTGTTCGTATCGACAGGGCCAAAGGAAGACAGATCCATGGCTTGGCTGATCAGTGTTGACATTTCGCCTGGAGCGCAGTGTGGCACAAGCTCTTCTGTTCTGCCGGGGCGTTTAAGTTTCTTTTTCTGCTGGACAATATCGACGATCTTGTTGTTAGTGTCTTGTCTATTTGTTTGGTTTTTGCTATCTTGATCTGGCAAAGCGGATCATCTCCTCTGCTGTTGTTTTTTTATCATGGCTGTTGTACACTGTCGCCGCCTCACTCATCCGCCAACCCCCGTTCCATGCTATTCATCTGCAAGTCCTCT